ATCGCGGCCATGATAAAACCAATCCTGTATGGCGTTATCAATATTTTGAACGGCTTGTTCCTTTGGAGAGAGGGCACTAGATTTCAATACACAATGTAGAGCTTTAAAAATAGACTCCTCATCGAGTGCACCAACCCAGTGCCCTAATTCCTCCATGTAAACATTTTTCCTCTTTAACAAATCGGCATCCTCATCACTCATGAATGGAATTGCTTCAGAACTCTTATCTGGCATGGTAAACTTCATACCAACCGAATCCAAAAATTTAGCAAACTTGATATGATCAAATTGCAATGTAATGGAATCATGAACGGAACTTTTAGCATCATCGCCATAAGTAATCAGAGAAACCACACTCCTAAACGAAGGTGCAGATGAGTCGAGAAGAGTAAAATACCCAGAACGAAAAAGCAAAGAATTAACAATGGAATTGATGTAAACTGTGAGATTCTGTCCCGAAGGATTTGAACCTAACAATTCTACCAGATCACCATTGTAAGCCACAACGGGATAACAAACATCCGTAGCCATGTGACCCATAATCATCAAACAAACATCAGAATAGCCAACTTCCTTTGCCAGTCGTATCATAACGCTAAAAGCCGCAAACATCAACTGAGGCGACATAGTGAGATCATACTTACTATAATCACCAGCAAGAATATTATCACCACCAAAACGTCTAATATGTCTGGTCAACTGATCCCACTCAGGACCAACAGCATTGATACCAACGGCGCATTCGGAAACTAAAGGATTACAACTCATGAACCGGGCAATCGGTAAGTAGTATTTCCTAATAAGCAACTGAAGCGCTATAGGGGAGGCTTGGAAAACACGGACCTTATCCTTATCTAGCCTGGTAGGTTCGTCTTTTAAACACCCTTTAAAAACAGGGTATGTTCGTACCCCCCGCATATAACACCTCTCCATCTCTTCAGATTCTTTCCAAAACATTTCATTGATATCACGAGGACAGTCATGTGAAGGATAATCCGAAGGATTCAAGTCGAACATATATTCTGATTTAG